TACTGAACCGCGCTGGTCTTGGTATGGAAGTTATGCATGAGCGTAACGCACACAACTTCCCACTTGACCTTGCTGCTGCTGAGTCAACACCTGTTGCACTCACCGCACCTTCTGTCGGTTGATAGTGGTTCATATATAAAAAAGGAGGGGTCATTTGACCCCTTTTTTTATTTCTATTTTTGTGTTAAGATATGATAAGTTATAAACCATTACACAAAATCTATTCTACCTTAAGGAGGTAAATAAAAAAATGGTAGCATCAACATTACAACAACAAAGGAGAGGGTGGTTCGATGTCCTTGATGACTGGCTTAAGCGGGATCGTTTCGTTTTTATTGGTTGGTCTGGACTACTACTTCTTCCCACTGCTTATATGGCAATTGGTGGCTGGCTTACTGGTACAACTTTCGTTACGTCGTGGTACACCCACGGACTGGCAAGTTCCTATCTTGAAGGTGCTAATTTTCTCACAGCGGCTGTGTCAACGCCTGCTGACGCTATGGGTCATTCTCTTCTTCTTCTCTGGGGTCCTGAGGCTCAGGGCAGTTTCGTCCGCTGGGTCCAACTTGGGGGACTCTGGAATTTTGTGGCACTCCACGGAGCCTTTGCTCTCATTGGTTTCATGCTTAGACAGTTTGAAATTAGTCGTCTCGTAGGAATTAGACCGTACAATGCTATTGCGTTCTCTGGGCCTATCGCTGTTTTTGTCAGTGTGTTTCTCCTCTATCCACTCGGACAGTCCAGTTGGTTCTTTGCACCGTCGTTTGGCGTTGCAGCGATTTTTAGGTTCCTACTCTTCCTACAGGGTTTCCATAACTGGACGCTCAACCCTTTCCATATGATGGGAGTTGCTGGTATACTTGGAGGAGCATTGTTATGTGCAATCCACGGAGCAACAGTAGAGAATACACTCTATGAAGATGGGGACAAAGCAAATACTTTTAAAGGTTTCGAACCTACGCAAGAGGAGGAGACTTACTCGATGGTTACTGCGAACCGTTTCTGGTCACAGATCTTCGGTGTTGCTTTTAGTAATAAGCGTTGGTTGCATTTCTTTATGCTCTTCGTTCCCGTCATGGGTCTCTGGACAAGTTCTATCGGTATTGTTGGACTCGCTCTTAATCTACGTGCTTACGACTTTGTATCTCAAGAGATTCGTGCAGCAGAAGACCCAGAGTTTGAAACTTTCTATACTAAGAACATTCTCTTGAACGAAGGACTCCGTGCATGGTTAGCACCAGTTGACCAACCACATGAGAACTTTATCTTCCCAGAGGAAGTATTACCTAGAGGTAACGCACTATGATTAAATCTCTATTCAGTTTGGTACTCGCAGCTCTAATGTGGGTTCAAGTACCTCAATGGAAAGATGATTGGTCTAAGTGTGCCGTTGATGTACCTGACACAGCATGTCACTGGTACATCGTGGCACCAGATAGTACCATGGGAGAGGGGTTCAATTGGGCCACTGCTCCTTGGTTCTCAGTCGAAGGACTGAGAGACATTGGTGAACTCAAAAACACAGTCCAGTCTCTACAGGAGGCATAATGAATAACTTCGAAGTCATCTTATACTTCGTTTGCTTCGCTGCTATCGGCGGCGGAGCCTTTGCTATGATGTGGAGTAACATTCAATCTATTAATATAGAGATGAGGAATCCTCCCAAACCAAAGCATCCTGAAGCACCACAGGCAGGTGAAGAGTTGATGTATGTGGATCTTTCTAGAGAAAAACTAGAAGACCTTTACAAACAAGGGGATGATTGATATACTGAGAGGGTTAACTACCCTCTTTTTTATGAATGGATCACTGGAACCTGAGGATCGTATCCTTGATGAACCAACCATCACAGAACAACTTTCAAAGTTGATCGATACACTTGGTTGGGAAGTCGATGATGATGTTACAGTTGAGCTTGCTGGAACTCAAGTCTCTGGTATTGATGTTGGTGAAGAGTATAATAAAAAGTGGCAATCACCTATTGGTGTTCGTAAATACAACAAAGATGCATTCATCATCATCAGTAATCAATCTCGTAGAGATTTGACTAGATCACAACCTATGGATAGGGAACATAAACCACATCATTTAAAAGAGGTAAAGGAAGATGACAGAGACAGTTAATGCTAAACTTGTCCATTCTTTTGGTGGGACAGTAGAGAAAGATATTCCAGATGATGTAGTCTGGATTGATGATGCTTTCTATGTCAAGGAGACTCGTTTTGGTTTATTCACCAGTATTTTGAAGAGACCATTTGGCCAACATTTTATTACTGGTTCTACTAAAGAGGGTGTTACAGAGATGTCTCGATGGCATCTTAAGTGTATTCAAGATGGTACTCTTGATGATTATAGCCGTGTTGTAAATAGTGGAGTGATCGCAGGAAAATTATGACATTTGTAGTATTTTCTAGAGAAGGATGTCCTTCATGTAATAAAGTTCAACAGGTATTACAGCTAGCAGAAGTTGAACATGTGATATATAAAGTTAACCGAGACTTTACTAGAGAAGAATTCTTACAGAAGTTTGGTGAATCATCAACCTATCCTAAGGTAGTTATGGATGGTGAAGTCATTGGTGGATGTCAAGAAACAGTCAAGTATCTAAGAGAAAAGAAATTAGTATAATGGAAGATAGGGAGATCTATTGGGAAGTCGAAAGAACTATTGATTACGCTTTTGACCACAAGTTCTTCCTTAACATGTACGCGTATCTAAAACTCAAAAAAACAAAGAAGGTAGATGTAAAAGAGTTTATTGAAAGTTCTACAGCAAAAGAGATTGAGGATATCGTCAATGATCTCGAAGAGTATATTGAAGGTGGGTCTGATGAGGAACACAAACAACTAAGGGAGGGTTACGGACACCTAGGCAAACCAGAGGCTAGGAAAATTAAAAATTATCTACAGGGTATAATAGATGATGCCAAAAGGTATGGACAAGAAAGACAATCCAGAAAGAGAAGAAAGTAGTTCTCTAAATAAACCTGAAAGTAATCCTATTCCCGTCAATCGTGGAGTAGAATTGCTACTTAGAAATAAAAATAGGAGGAAATCAGAGCCACCCAAAACTTTCCAGATAAAGTTTGGGAATATGGTGTCCTTCTTAAAAAGGGAGATCGTTTTCCATTTCAACTTCTACCTGGACATTAGGAACAAGAAGTAACCCAAGGAGGAAAAACAATGTTAGCGGTAACCTTAACTTTTTCAGCAATCATTTCAGTCATGTTTCTTCTTGTAGGAGGAGTGATTGGGTATCTAGTCAAGGAATATGTGATTGAGAGAAACTCCACTTACATCCCTATGCACCCAGAAATGTTTGATGAGAATGGACAAATTATTCCTGATGAAGTGTTAGCAGTGAGGTTTGAAAATAGTCTAGAGGACTTCCAAGATGAAGATTGACCTTGACCGGTCAAAATAAATAACTTATACTGAATGTAAAACAAATTACAATGGCTACATCAACGAAAAAGAAAGCAGTAACAGTCACAAAGAAACTTCCTCCCAATCCTTTTGTTCATGAGATCCTGGAACTCGTTTCCAAACAAAGGACTATTAATAAGAAGGTTGAGATTCTGAAGGAATATAGAAATGATGCTCTGACGGCTGTCTTGATCTGGAACTTTGACGAGAGTGTTCTTTCACTCCTTCCGCAGGGTAATGTACCTTATGAGAGGAACGAGGTCCCTGTGGGGACCGACCACACTTCTCTGAGGAAGGAATGGAAGAATATGTATCACTTTGTTAAAGGTGGTAATGACTCCCTCTCCAAGACTCGTAGAGAGACCATGTTCATTCAGATGCTAGAAGGTCTTCATCCCGATGAAGCTGATTTGGTATGTCTGATCAAAGATAAAGGACTGTCAACTAAGTATAAGATTTCAAAACAAGTAGTAGAACAAGCATTTCCAGACATTCGTTGGGGGGATCGTAGTTGAAGATTACTATCTTACATGAAGACTGTGATAAAGAATTATCTAAAGATACATCTCTCCCATATACAACTTACCTCGTAGAGTATAAGTTGGATGGGACAATTCGGTATGACATAGTGAATTGTAAAAAGATGATTGATATATTCGATCACTATTGGGATCACTACCGTCATGACTTTATTGGAATTACACAAACGGAAGGTAGAATTAATCCTAGGAACTGGAATGATTCAAACAAAAAGAGTAAAAATAAATGAGTAACGGATTTGATATTGACTTTGAGGGCATAGATATGAATCCTGATGCTGTCCAGGATCTTCTTAAGAAATATAAGAAAATCAAAAAGTATCAGAAATCTAATTTGTTCCAAATCAAAACAATGGATGGGACTGAAGATATTGTCTCTAAGATGGTTGAAGAAGCACATGAAGGAGGCTTCTAATTATGAACCAGGAGGTAGAGAGATAACACCTACACACCTCCTGTTACTTCTTAGTGAGATGGAAGGTGCCTATCAAAATCTTAAGTATATGGGTTTTTTTGAAGACATGGAGATCATTAATGTCATGAAACAAAAGTACTACAAATTATATTTTTCTAAAAAGAAAAATAAATAAATTCAGAAGAGGAAACATATGCTTTCTACTCAGTATCGGCTTAGGTTAGAATTCATCTGCAGATGTATAGCGAACGGTGAAGAAGTCAAACTAGATGATATGGTTTGGGCACAGAAACTTGCTAAGGCAAATACATCCGCTAATGAGATGTTAAAGAAAGCACGAAGACAATCATCTCAAGACATTGAAGAAGGTAGTACCGATGATTTTCTGAATAGGATGGGACTAGGAGACCCCGACCCATCCAATCATAAAGGGGGATTTGACAGTGCTGATGATATCAAGGACTGGTTTAAACAAGACAAACCTAAGGATTGGCGCCAACGGGATTGACCTTTACAAACAAACTGAAGAATGATATACTACGAGGGTTAAACACCCTCTTTTTTATGGAAGTAATTACCGAAGGAAAGGTAAAAACTGTGTATCAAGGTGATGACGCAGAACAAGTCATCATCGAGTATCATGATAAAGTCACTGCAGGAAATGGAGAAAAGGAAGATCATCCTTTAGGAAAAGGATCTCTCTGTTGTAGTATTTCATCTATCATCTTTGAGAAACTTTCCAAAGAGCATATCCCCAATCACTACATTAATATGGTTGGTGCTAATAAGATGATCTGTAAGAAGGTTAGTATTGTTCCTCTAGAAGTTATTTGTAGAAATCGTGCTGCTGGATCTATTGTTCGTGAGACAACTTTGGTAGAAGGTGCTCCACTACCACAACCGATTGTTGAGTTCTTTCTGAAGGATGATAGCAAGCACGATCCTCTCCTGACACCAGACCGTGTGCGTCTGATGGGATATGATCCAGAACCTTTTGTTAAGATGACTCTAGAGATTAATGATTATCTCCGGCAGATGTTTTACATCATGGGAATTGATCTGGTTGACTTTAAAGTTGAGTATGGTTATGATGCTCATGGTGATTTGTATCTTGCCGATGAGATTAGTCCTGATAGTATGAGACTATGGAAGATTGGTAGTGACGAAAGATTTGATAAGGATCTATTCAGAAATGATGAAGGTGATAT